CTAGGACCGTTCGAGGGCGTTCTTTTCCGGCAAAGTCTCCTTCCCTAGCCGCTATATGCTTGGGGTCCCTCCACCAATACATAGTGTCTGGGTCATTGTGAATACTGAGCCTTTGCTCGTAGAAGATAGCCTCGTAGAATTGCTTGGAAGGATCAGTGGATACTCCACTTTCTAGGTCGAAATGAACGGCTCCAATGGAAAGGACATGACAGCCAGGTTTCTTCCCTGTTGTTTCAATGTCAATTGTGATACGATTGATCTTTTTGCTCATAGTCCTTCTAGCTCCTCAAAAACGTGGATAACGAATGTTCCATTATGCATCAGGATAGTTCCTAGGAATTCTCTTTTCCTGTCTGGGAATTGGTAATCTGTCATATAGGTAGAGAATACCCGAAGTTCATACTCTACAGGAAATGCGCAATCTCTGGGCCCTGCATAATCCACCATAAACCATAGACAGGGTGTATCTCGTTGTAGGTGACAGCTTAGAAATTTGGCCCCCTTTGGTAAGCTATATCGTAAGGTTACATGTGAATCAAGGGATACTTTGATAATTGTTTTACCGTTGCTCATTTAGAAGGGCACTCCGTTAAAAGAATCCGTTGACTGCAAGGTAGCTTCGTCCTCCTCGTCATCCTCAGGAAGCTCATCATCCTCCCCCGCTACCAGTCCCAATCTGGCCTCAATACTTAGCAACCAGGTTTCCTGCTTGGGACTTAGGGGTCGCTGGTAATTAGCTATCGAGGGTAGAAACTCATGTCTTTCCTTAGAGGAAAGATCCCTGCCTACCGCAGCTTCCATGATAGCCTCTACGCGTTGCTTAATAGTTTTCGTCATCTTACATTTCCCTTTCGTCAATTGAATAAATCCATCTGGTGGACATATCGGTATCAGAGTTATACTCCACCACCACCTTTTGCAGGGCTGCTCTGTACTCTGGCGTATCCCTCTCCCATTTCCCAGCTGTCCAAAGATTGGGATCATGCACAGTTCTGCGGAAGAGACGTATCAGCTTTCCCCTCTCCGCCACTTCTTTCTCCGGTTCTGGCGTTGCCATGCTAGTAGCCAAAGGAGACTGGCCTATCGGGTTTACAACGTTCAGATCAACAGGGGATTCGTAAAGGGGAATCTTATCTTTCCAGGCCTGCATTTCCCTCTCTGTAAGGCCAATAATTTCTCCAGGCCTGGCTTTTCTCATCTTTCCTAGAACTCTATTAAGAGCTGCTACCTGCTCTTTTCTACTAAGATATCTCATGAAACTCTCCTTCTCTCTTTAACACAGACCTGGCGTCCCGTTGCTTCTGCCATACAATTTCGTAAAGGGGTCTGCCATGCATCGGGCAAAGACAAACCCTCCTCTTGCGGCTTACTCTTTTAATATACCATCCTAGTCGTCTTAGCCTTTCTGCTCCAATGGGACTCCCTCCCCCTATCCCTACGAACTCGGCGCAATCCTGTATATCACAATAGGCAAAGGTTTTCTTGCCTTCGATTTTTAACATACCTGAGTCTCCTAGTGAAAAGTCTTTCCATCTAGTCCAATGATGACATTCTTTGATTCCTTACTCTCGTCTCTCTCCTCCTTAATCTCCATACCCTCAATTGCTACATCCCAGATTCCAAAGACATCCTCCAGGGCCATAGCGATAACAGCATTCCTATCTACCGCCCGGTCCATAAGAGCTTGAGGAATTACCTTGGCAACCTCCCCCAGCTTCCATATCTCCATTTGATTAGAGAGCTTATTGTGACGTAGGCCACAGAACTCTCGTTTCTTTAACTCTGAAGCATCCATGAAGTCTGGATGGTCAGGACGTTTGCTATCAAAGTCATCACCCTTCATTCTTTATCCCCTACTCATATGTCTAACAACTGAAATAGAATCCATAGGTGGAGCCTCTTTCGTCAGCTTACTCAGCTCTATCCCATAGACTACGCCATGCTTTCTCACCTCTGCTACGAAATTCTGAAGGTGATAGGCATCTGCAAAGGATAGGAGGACTTCTCCCCTTTCATTCTCCATGTAGATTGGCTTATACTCCAGGTGATCTACGATACTGCTTACAATCTTACTCATAGCCATACTCCTTAATCCTTAATCTCCGACTCGATAAACAAGATCAGCTTCTTTCACATTCCTCAAGAATCCTAGCATCCCCTTCTCAAAATATCCAGTTCCCCCAGAGAAGAGAATCCTATCACTGATTTCCTGCTCAATAAGGCGCTCTGGAGTTCCGCCCCAGTAGAGCTTGGTGGCATATTCATATCCCTTCGCTTCCTCTAGAGCATTCCTCCGTTTCTGCCTTTTCTTCATCCATTGCTGGAAAATCTTAATATAGTTTGTAATCATTTAGTCTAGCTCCTCTTCTGTCAAGTAGCTTAAATCCAAAAGGCTTTCATCCCAGTTTTCGTCCACTACTGCTTTAATCATGTAGCCTTGTTTCCCTCCTATCTTAATTGACTGAACCTTCTCTGCCCTAACCAGTCCCATGATAATGTCTGTAAGTTCTGCAAATTTATTGAGGTCTTTATGTACAAGTTTCCACAGGTCATTTATGGAAAGGGGAGTGTGAGTTCGTGTAAGGGTATCTAGAATAGCGGCAGTTGCTGCGGAGTTCTTTGATCTTCCAAATTCTCCAAGAGCCTTTGGCATTCGTCGTTCAGCAGCTTGTAGTATTGTGTTGGCCCTAATTGCGTCAGTGGCTGTGATAGAGTTTCTTGAATCGACTGTCGCAAGAATAATACAAAGTTTGAGTAAGTGTGTAAATCTTCTAGTTGAGTAGTGAGTGAATCGAACGTCATCAATGGGTCGAAACTCTTTGTAGATACGGTCAAGTGTTCCTTCAGAATCTGGTGCAAAAGATAGGGGTCCATGTGCGTCCTTCCTCAGTTCTGCAAGCCGAGTAATCAGCTTATTTTCAAGATCTTTATCAGGAGCTTTAGGGAATGTTATCTTCCTACCTGTGGCTTCTGCCCCTATAAAGAGAAATCTGGAGCAGAAACCATTGCCCACAGCTTCAGGGGGAATACATAGTGCAAAGTTCTGCTGGGTATTGGCTCCTAGGATATTGATGGTAGGTTTGATTACAAAAACATCTTTACCCGTTAGCTTAGGATGATGGAAAGTAGGGAGGTTATCCCATAGGTTAGTTAGATTGGTAACGAACTTGGTATCACTCTGTCCCATGAAGTCATTAAACTCAGGGGCTACTACAAAGGTTTCCGATACCATGTCATCAACTAAGGTCTCTAGGTCTAGATCGAAGTCATCCTCAGCTCCATATTCCGGTTTCCCAATACCAGCTAGAAACATTTCTTTGGAGACTGCATTGGGAGCGAAAGTTCTATAACCTGAAGAACGTAAGAGAAAGACTCCGGGATTTAGGGCTGTCCCTTTCCTAGCTCCTGCCCCTCCCATAAGCATGATATATTGGTTAGGGTAGATGACCGAATGACCAAAGGGTAGCCATACGTTTCTTCCTAATAGCGCGCCAATGATGGAGATAGCCGTCCATCTATGATAGATACTGGGGGCTTCACTCTCCCCGATGTACTTGAAATATTCCGTGAAGAAATCCTCCTTGTCAATTGCGATTCTCCTCTTCATCATGCATCACCACACGAAGATTATTACTTTTCACCCTCTCGAACAGTTCTTCCGCAAATTCTTCCCATCCATCTGCCTGCTCATGCCCTGGAAGCAGATGCACTTCAGAATTTCTTACTCCTAGAAGTCCGTGAATTCCGGCAATTGCTCGATACCCATCCTGAGTGCTCTGAGCTGCAAGCCATTCATGAGTATGGTGTATGGACTTTCCGAATAGATATTTCATTGTGCTTTCCTCTCAACTGTTTCACCCCAGCTGGGGCCTTCTTTGTAATCCACAGGAATCCTAAGTTCCCTCCCATGAATTATCACTGGTGTTCTAAAGCATTCAATTGCCTTGTCTCTAATATCAGGTCTATCCGTAAGATATTGAAACGGAGCCGAGTCATGTACCTGTGCTTTCATCCGCAGAGCCGTTGGCTCTGATTTCTGCAAAAGCCAAAGTTTCCACCAGCCTTTGTTTACTATGGTAACAGAAAGGTTCTGTGGTCCATGAGCAACAGCCGAGGCAAAGGTTTGATAGTGCTTGGCAGGATCTCCGAAAAAATACCGTACATGGCCAAGAGGACTACGAAGCATATGAGTACTAGATATCTCATTCTTAATCTCCTGGTACCACTTTCTGATACGCTGGAAAGGCTCATGATATTTCTCAAGTAGGAGTCCGGCAAAGGACTTCATTGTCATCTCTTTACTGTTTTCTCTCGTAGGTGTGGGTGTGACGACTACTCCCAGAACCATAGCGGCAAAGAGAAGGTTATCGACTCCAGCGTTTTCAATGAATGTTTGCTCCTTCATCATGTAGTTAGTGCCATGCACGATCTTCTTCAGGACTTTGTTCCTGAATTCCTTAGTTACCTTCTCATATTCCATACCAAAGAACAGGGTTCCAAGTGAAGTGTAAAAATCCTTACCAGGAGTTTCCAAGGCTTCAATGAGTTTCAAATCCTGTGCCAAGTATGCAGTGCAACGGGCTTCACTTTGAGAGTTGTCAGGCTCACATATTGTATAGCCTGGGTCAGCGATGAGCATTGTTTTGGCATACTGAGGGATATTTTGAATCTGAGTCCCACACCAGAAGGAAGATTTTTTACTAGCCATCCTTTCAGTCTCCGTCCCGAAGGGGTCAAGGTGATATAGAAGTCTTCCCTCTCGTTGAACAAAGTTGAAGTATGTACTAATAGCTTTTCTATTTTCTCGGTAGTTGATGAGTCTTGTTGTGACGGCAGCCAGGATCGGATGTTGTTCACCAATCGCTGAGAGATTCTTTGCGTCGGTTCCTCGTACAATCCTAGTGCGCTTGCCGTTAACTTTCTTGAATCCGATATGCGGGTCCTTTGCCCCAAGAACATCGTATATGTAATATTGAACTTGTTTTGGTGAGGAAGGATTGAAGCCAACTTTCTTTTTCCCACTGATATCTCCCTTGTCATCTAGGATAGTTTGTAGCTCTTCAAGTTGCTTTTCTACTAGGATTTCTCTTTCGGTTTTGAGTCTGACTCTTTCTCTCTGGTCAATGAGGAATCCTTCGAATGCGCAATAGAGACTAGGATAGACAAGTTTGAATTGATCAGCGTAGTTCTTCTTAGCGTAGGTGGGGAGCTTCCGCAGGTAATGAAGGGCAATACGGGCAGTGTAAAAGGTGTCTTTGGCATTGTAACTCCAGTATTGTTGAATGTCCTTGTTAGAAGAAGCTTCCTTAGCTTGAGGTTTCCACTGATAAAAGTCAGGTAAGACTAAGGAGGCTACGAAGTCTAGTGACTTGGGAAGAGAGCAGTATTGCGCATGTGCCATACCCATTGTGTCAATGCAGAAGTTCCTTGGAAATATCCTATGGGCAATGAGGTGTAAGCAATCGTACTGTCCATTGTGCATTGCCTTAGGAGTGTCAGTTTCACAGGCCGCTTTGAGGAACTGCATGGCAAGGATGTACTCGTACTCAGAGGGCCAGTGGCAGGAGAGGAAGTTCCAGAATGGTAGGACATAAGTCTTGAATTCCCCATTGTTTGTGAAGCATGTGAAAGAAACACAGGTAATTACTGTGAATCCATTTTCAACCACGTCACCTGTGAAGTCGCTGTCGTCCGAAAGACAGGAGACTGCCTCGTCACTAGCTTGTAATGAACTCCCTTCCAGAATATTTCCCTCTGGTGAAAGGGTAGCTGTTTCGATATCGACCGCCACAAAGAGGCTCTGTTTAATCTGCTGAAGTGCTGGATTGAACTTATGTGTTTCATCCAGGACTGAGAAACTAAATGCCTTTGATTCCTGGCAAGACAACGCTTTGAATTTTGCAAGATCGGTTTCAAGGATGAATCTCCCATGAATTATAGAGTTAATTTGAAGTAGTGAATTGCCTACGATTACAGGAACGGAGTAATCAAGACGACTCCCACGATATAGATCAAGAGAAGGCCGGGTTCCGGGTACGCAGTTAGCCAATGTTTGCGCATTGACGAGAAAAATTCCTTGGCATCCACTTGACTTAGCCTTATCAATAAGTTGGGAAATAGTCAGGGCTTTACTAGTCGAAATTGCAGTGTAGCCCTGCTGCCGGATAAAGTAGGAAAGAACGGGAAGCATGTGCCTCTCATTCTCTTGGAAGTTAATTAGAATTCTCACGCATTGTTATCCTCATGTTTAAGAACTTGATCTGTAACCTGCACCCTTGGATGGTCAGAGCATTCAAAGGCTGCAATCATGGCAGAAGCTACCTCATCAGCAAGTTCTTTAGCAAAATCTGCCCGAGCATTCACAAGTCTCAGGTACTTCTCTCGATGCTCCTTAGACCATGCGACTCCTACTTGGTAAGCGGAGAGAGTAGTACGAAGTCCATTCAGCTCAAGAAGCTCTTCGGTATTTATATCAAGAACTTCCTCCCGAGTTATTTCCAGACCCTCCAGTTCCAGCATTACCTTGATACGTCCGTTGAAGGGTCTCATTTTCTTTAATTCCTACTGAAAGAGGTCTTAGCACTTGCTTTGTAATCCCTCCATACTCGCTGGAAGGAGTCTGCTGGGTACTTGAAAGGCATAGGAAGTGGGTATTCAACAGTCTTGCCCCCTAAAGGTTTACGGATAGCCTGGGTGTACTCCATAATAAGTGGGGCCTTCTCGTATCCCATTACTCGAATTGCTTTACGAACTCGTTTACACCTTTTCTGATTCATGACAGTCCCCTTACAAGGTTAAACTACGTTGTACTACGGAAAAGAGTTTGCAGGGAAGGCCCCTGTTTCCAAGGGCCTTCTTTACTACTCTTACTTCCTATTCCCTAACAGGAAAAGGTTATTCCGGCATAAAGCGAAGATTCATGAATTCGATTTCTCCGAATTTGCCATAGGAAATACGTCCGTTGAAAGAGGTATCCCCTTCATTATCCGAAAGAAGATCAAGCATGTTACCCAACGTAATACCTGCGAGAGACTCAAGCTTCATAATCTTCTTGAAGTCACGCTTGAATTTGCCCAGACCATCCCGGTCCCCTTTGTACTTCTTCGTAAAGAGGGAACCTTCCGGAACTGGAGGTTCATCATCCTTCACCAGCTCTTTAGTCTCAACGACTGCAATGGTAAGGACGATATTTTGTCCACTCTGAGCTTCCCGTTTATCTGTGGCCTCATAGGAGAAGTCCTTAATCTCTCCTTTCGTAACCTTCAGACGGTAGTCACCAGCCGGAGGGTTCAGGTAGTCGGGAGCTTCGGCAAAGTCATCAAGACTTTCGTCCATGTCCAGCATTTCGTTCAGGTCAAGAAGGGTGTTTTCGGTAGTCATGGTTTTAGTTCCTAGTAATTAAAGAGAGATTGTTGCTGGAAAGAAATGCTTCATGTGAAGTTCTGACTCTTTCTCAAGGCAGACTCCACTCCTACTTCTTGCTTGGACGTTAGGCTTGCCCAAGGTACTGCTAATTCCCGTGTGTTTGTTACCTCCTATTCTCAGGTTAATCACAGTTCCAAAGTAACCCCCAGCTTTAGGTGCAAAGGTAGTGGTTCCCAGCATTGGAAACTCTTTGGTCTTTACAATCTCCCTGTTTGGGGGTTTGCCTTGGAACGTATGAACGTAGAGGGTGTGGGCTGTCATGATCGTGTGCCCATACCTTCCGTTTTTTATTACCTGTAAGATTGGTTTAAGGAAGTTTAGTGCTGTTCCCCAATCCTGAATTTGCAGTATAGCATCATCCGTCTGACCTTTCAAGATGAAATTCACCACAGAATCAAAGAACTCTGATCCATTGTCAAAAACAACTACATCTCGTGGAGTAAGGCTGGTCATGTTGAAAGTTTGGAAACCCATCTTTGCCTTGCTACATGCTAGACAGTTCATCCTGGAGTGTTCCTCACACAGAGAAAGATCTGTGGTAGAGGAGTACATCTTCTGGATTGTATTTAGAACATAGGGATCCTTTCTCGTATCTCCCATTCGGAAGGGGATAATCTTTCGCATTTCCGCGTCGGACAGGTTCATATGGAACAGGGTTTCCATTGAGTTGTCCAGATCTAGCCAAAAGACCCTTTCTACCCAAGGAATCTGCGCCACTGTTGCTGCCATTCTGGACTTGCCTACCCCGGAATCTCCATACATTAGAATGCTTTGGTTCTTCGGGACTTCCTTATACTTCTTCGCTAGGGCTAGAAGGTCTATTGCCATTCTTCTCAATCTCCTGTTGTGCAAGCTTTGCGTAACCTTGAATGTCAATCCAGTGATCTGGGAAGTTAGGATCACCTGCAAAGATTCTTGCAATTTTCTGCGCGATGTTATCTAGGGCTTCTTGTTGAACAGATGTTAGGGCATCCCAGGTACTTTGCGCTCGGAAGTATACCCTCAAGGTCTGGGAGATAGAAGCTACATCTTTAAACTCCCCGTGAGTTCCCTGACGTTCTTCCAAGATGTCTTTCTTCTCCTCTTCAGCAGGGGCTTGAGATTTGCTGAACTGTTGTGTGCTCTCTGCAGTTTCTTCCGCTTTGGCAATCCCTGCCCAATAGCCTTGAGTAAATGACATTGCGTCTCCCTCGCAGTCCGAGAGGTTATAATGAAGATACGTTTCCTCGGGAATACCATTAAGGGGGTCGGCTCCTACTACTGTAGTGCGCAAGTGGTTCAAGAACTCTTCTTTTGTAGCTATTCTCATCTTAGCTTATCCTTTCCATGTGATCCTGGATTAGATCTTCCAGGTTAAAAACAAATTGATAATCAGTAGTATCTTCTTCTATCTTCTTCTCTTTGTCAAGAGCGTGAAGCCCGCAGGTTCCGAAGTGGAAACAAGGTTTGTTATACTTCAAGCAGGAAGATCCTCTTTGTGGGAAAATGCCCATAGCTCTCATCTTAGACAGTCTTTCGACATCCAACCCTAGGGTGATGAAGAAGTTTAAACGATCTTTCAGGTTCTTGGAGAAAGAAAGGGGGAGAATCTGAGGCTGGAATCCATTACCTGCCCCTACTCTTCCTACAAAATAATGTACATCATAGTCTGAATAGTCTTCCCCTACAACTCTATCCAGAACTATACTATAGGCAATCAACTGCAACATATTCGCATAGACAGGTGAAAGGTCATGGATTGCCAGACCTGTGGTTTTTGCATCCCAGACCGCGTATTTCCCTGTGTATTTGTTTCTGATTGCTAGGTCCAAGTAACCTACGAAATAGAAAGTCTCGTCGATATTTACTCGAAATGACAACTGACTTGCAGGCTTGCCGTTAAAACTAGCTACTTCCCAATCTTCTAGAAAAGTATCCAAATAGGGGAAAGCAGTTTGAACCATGTTGATTGCTACTAAGTCTGTTTTCTTTACGGAGTCTGGAACCTCTACGTGCGTGACTACCCCATCCTCATTAGAGGTTACATCAGGGTAGGCTAGCCAGGTTTCCCATATTGCCTTGTCCTTGTCTTGATTTAGGATATAGGATACGCAACCTGCTTCAAAGGCGTGCCCGAAACTGAAACTATCATTTATGGTTCTCTCATTCTCCCTTTCTAAAAGACGATTGAGCTGAAACTTGCGCTCACAGGTGAGCATTTCTTCCAAGGCACTATGGGATAGTCGGATCATCTTCATTCTCCTTTCTCTAGAGTGACCTTGTTACAGAAGTAATCTCAGTTCTCGGGACTGACTCAGATTTTACAATTCCTACCTGCCTTAGTATCCTATAGACTCCTGGCTCCTTCTTGGCCAGACGTTCTGCCTCCTCATAAGCACTATCCATAGCAGACTTAGAATCCCTATCCTTCCAGATGTGTAAGTCTTGAGGAGCTTGGCCTCTGTCTTTGCCTACCATATAGCAACCACCTCGAGCATCCGTAGAGTATTCCTTCGGCAATCCCTCAAGGACTGCTTTCAAATGCCCGGTCTCTACTGCAACCTTCACGAACTCTGTAATCTCTAGGCTACTAATGCCATGAGTTACATTGAGTATAGGACGAGGGCCTGTCTTACCTGAATACCTAGGGTCATCCGTAGATTTCATAACTTTAATCATTTTATTTCTCCAGTATTTCATTTTCAGGAATTTCAATTGCAAGGGTTGCTTTGTAAAAGTACTTCTGCTTTCTCAGGTCAAACTTGGCCTCAAAGTTCGTCAGTTTCTTCAGCTTGTTCATATCCTCAGGAAGAATCCCATGCTTCATCATTGCAATTGCTGAGAGATAAGTAACAATCTGAAGGTTATGAGTCTTACTTAGAGGCCAGGATTCGTAAGGAATGTTGTTTATCAAGGGTTGCAAGGGTAGGAATTCTGCAGGAGTTAGGGTGATTTGGATTAGTTTAATCATCATCATCCTCCAGTGAGAGATTCAATGAGAGGGGTACTTTCTCTTTCCCCTTTCGTGTTGCAGGAGTTTTTGTCTTGGCTTCTACCGCCACTGTTACCATTCTTTTGATAGAAGCCACTGCCATTCCCAAATCTTCTGGGATTAGGAGGGAGCAAGCCGCTGGATTCTTCAGGAGTGTAACCCTTAGATCATCCATCTCTTC